TAAGGCAGGAAAAGGACTGGATTTCTCGCTTTCCTAATGTGAGTTACATCACAGTACTAAAACCGCAGGTCAGAGGCTAGATCGCAGCTTTCACTTTAGCAAATATTTTTTGTTGGGGAGTACACCGCCCCCGCCTGCCAGATTTAGCATAGGGGGGTGACTGGTCTGACCGTCTGAGCGTGTTTGCCCTGACTGGTCTGACCTGTGGATAAGGCTGTGGATAACTTGCTAGAAAAAACTGCGGGGCTGCCTATGGTTCGGGCAGGCATCAGGTATAGTCACCCAACAATTAAACAATGACCAGCAACAAGGACAGCAACAGCCCGACACCAAAAAGCTCCAGCAATTCCCAGCATCCTCCCAACTTACCGGATGACCTTGCCTGGTAACTTAGCAAGCAGCAAGCCCTTGCCCTCCCCTGTTTTTGGTGGGTATTAGATCCAAAACCTAGACAATTACCAGCCGAAAGCGTTACCAAATCGTTACCTGTTTTGGTGTGGTTTTGGTGTTGCGAGATGGGGGAGGCTGTGCCATACTTACACCATCAACTCAACCACGAGCTGATTTTAGAAAGGGTTAAAAAATGGAAACAATGAAACAAGATTGTGCAGCACGAATTGTAAGTGAATTAAACTCACTTAATGAGCAACTAAATACAATGATGGAAAACCAAAACCACGATGATTACTTTGACGAGCCAGCCTTGTCTATTGATACATACAAAATGACAAAGGTTTGCTTTTCTTATGGTGGCCCTAGTTCATACCTTGAGATAACAACAAACTCAGACAATGACATCGTGAGTGTTGTTTTCCGCTTTTCGGACTGGTTTGACACAGCAACAACAACAGTAGAAAAAGGCTCACCGGCTTATCTATACGCACAAAACCTAATCGAAACAATGGAGGCGTAAAGATGAAAAGCGGATACACCTACACAATGACCGCATCCTTCATCGTAGACCACGAGCTGACCCAAGAGGAACTCGATGCGCTGGTGCTGCAGGTAGCACCACAAATTGAGGAGCCGGTAACGGCTGAGGGTGAGGGCGTTGAGTACGACATCGAGTTGATGAGTTGCAAAATCGAAACGTGGCTACCAGGAGAAAGGTGTGAGTGCAATGAATAACATCACCAAAAGAGGTTGGCTTGTGGCTGGGATCCTAATAGGGCTGGCTATCTGGGGACTATGGGAGGTGGCGAGCCACCTACTGTGGACAGGTAGCGGCTGGGAGTGGTGTGAGGACTTACTAAACTGTGAGAGAGAGGGCAAGTGATGAGTTACAAGTACACGCTAGGAGACGCGAGCAGGATGACTAACCAAGAATTACTCGATGCACTATTGGCGCGAGAGGTAGCACCTCGCACGATAGTAGGCACCGGCTACATCAATGCCCGACAGGTGGCTATCGAATACCTACAAGAAGAGATAGCGAAAGAGAGAGAGGTTAAGTAATGGACACAATGGACATACTACGCGCCCTAAGTAATGAGGCGAGAGAGTGCGAGCTGTGCGGATCTGGTAGTTGGCGCATACTACACGCGGGAGACGAGAGTAATTGCGAGTGCGAGGGAGAGTGCTTGCGTGTATGCGATAACCCGCTGCTGGAGGATGGATGCGACGGAGTAGCAATTCTAATTGAGCAAGAGGGAGAGTGCGATAAGTGCGCTACCTCTTATGACCTATCAAGCAGAGATAACCGGTGCGGGGATTGCGGTAATTGCGATACCTGCTGCACACACAAGGGAGAGGATAAGTAATGAAAACTTACGTTTATTTAGTAGAGCAATGGATAGAGGTAAAAGCGAACTCACCAGAGGAAGCAGAGGGGCTATTGCCTATGTACCCGACAGGGTATGAGGGTCAGGCTCACTATGTGAAAGAGGAGACAGTTGAGCTTTTGAGAGTAGATGAGGAGGAGCGATGAAAGACAGATACCTGGTAACACTAGAGATAGAAACCTACGATGGAGATCCGAGAGAGTGGGATTGGGAGAAACTGTCCACCGGCTCGGATGTAATCAAGATAATCAGCAGCGACTTTAAGGGTAGAGTACTACCCACAAGCGAGGGAGAAAGCAATGAGTAAAGATCTAAGTTGGTCAGAGTTAGCAGAGCTGACACACGCCACACAAGTAGAGCACTTCAGTTTCTGCTCTTGTGAGGATTTAGAACCACACGAACACCCATACGCAGACTGTCCAAAAGGGGGAGAGTAATGAACAAAGAATACTTAGAAGCTAAGTTTGACCTATGTATAAACCAGGCTGAAAAGAATCTCAAAGAGGAGGAGATCGCAGAGGCTATCAAGAATCTCAAGCGTGCCAATAGTGCGCTGTCCCAACTATTTGGATTTGAGGAGGACGAAAATGAGTAACTTCATAGCACAACAGGTTGCTGAGATGAAAAGAAAACTAGAGAAAGAAGCGAGCAACATCTATACCATACACCCAAAGAAGTCTGAGCTGATCCTCTTGTATGAGGTAGTAGACGAGAGCGGGAGAGCTGAGTGGGGCGGGGCTAATGCTGAACAGGCTATCCAATGGCTCAGCCTTGCGCCAAGAGAGGCACGCATACTGGTAAGTGCGTGGGATAGTGATGAGGAAGATGCCCACTTAGTGGGGCAGACCATAGACATCACCGAGATAGTAAGGGCAGCGAGCTTATGAGTTACTGGTTAGGGATAGCGGTGATAATGGTGATAGTCTATGTGCTTATAGTGTGGGAGGACAAACTTAATGGCTGATGAGGTCACAAGAAGAGTGGCAACTGCCAGCCGCAAGGCAGTAAGAGATCGTAATTACAGACGGGCGAGAGACAGAGCTTTGGCTCGCCTTGCTCATCTATACCCTGATACCTATAAGCAACTGCTCGAAATGGAGAAGAAACAAGATGAGTTACAAGGCAAAAAGTGGATTAGTATTGACGGTGCTACTGTTCTTAGGGTGGGCGTACACACACGAGCCAACGGAGCAAACGATCTTGCATACTCCAGTAATGCAGGAGAGAACGAAGGCAACAATGGAGGAGAAGCGTGAGAACAAGTCACTTGCAGTTAGTTACGCACGAGCACTCGGCTACAATCAAGACCAAATCAGATGTCTTGTCACCTTATGGACCCGTGAATCCCGCTTCGACCACCTTGCTCGCCCAAGAGACGCTTCGGGCAAACCAAGAAGCACAGCTTTTGGAATTGCTCAACTCCTTAGAGAACGTAGTGGACAGCCTGAACTTCAAATCCTTCACGGTTTACGATACCTTAATCATCGCTATGGAGGGAGTGCGTGCCGCGCTCTCGGACACTCCGATAGACGAGGCTGGTACTGATGCTGACCGGAGTTAGTTTGTTCGCAGGCGTTGGTGGCTTTGACTTAGCTATGCAACGACAAGGAGTAAAGGTAGTAGCCTCGGTTGAGATAGATAAGAACTGCAACCAGGTATTGGCGCAGCATTTTCCTGACGCTACACAATTTACAGATGTAACAACAGTAAAAGGAGAGGATCTAATCAATGCAGGATTTATACCAAGCACAGGAATTATTACAGGAGGATTTCCCTGCCAAGACCTCAGCGTTGCTGGCAAAAGAGCTGGTCTTGCTGGCGAACGAAGCGGGTTATTCTGGGAGATTGCAAGACTTGTGGAAGAAACGCAAACAGAATACTTCATCATCGAAAACGTCCCTGGTTTGCTATCCAGTAACAACGGAAAAGATTTTGGAGTCGTCATCGGGACGATGGCCGACCTCGGGTATTCTGTTGGATGGAGGGTGCTTGATGCTCAACACTTCGGAGTACCCCAGCGCAGGCGTAGAGTCTTCATCGTTGGCAGACGTACTCCTAACTCAAGCGTTGCCGAAATACTCTTTAAGTCAGAAGGCTTGCGAAGGGATCTTACGCAGAGCAACCAAGCGAGGCAAGGAATTGCCACCGGTTCTGACACAAGCGTTGCTCTCGGTAGTGGAAAGGACATAGCTAACTGCATACCAGCAGAGCTTTATCATCACGGGACAGTAGTAAACCAAGACGCTAACAACGGACACGTTGTGATAACCAATCCAATAGTGGGAACACTTCAAGCACGAGACTATAAGGGAGTAGGCAACCAGTATGTTGCAGAGAACAAACTTGTGGTTCACGAAAAGTAGGCGAGCACAGAATGTGGATGACTACGAGACTTGGGTTGAAGGAGGAGTAATGCCAACGCTTAACGCATTTGATAATGGTGATGTGCGAACGACAGTCATTGTCTTTCACCCTCACTACCACGACGGAGCTAGAGTTCAAGGAGATACAATGAATACACTTACATCTCGTATGGGTACAGGTGGCAACAACGTGTCAGGTGTGGCTACAATCTTTAGTCACACACAAGGACTAGATGCACAACCTAGTGAGACAGTATCACCAACACTTCGAGCAGGAGGATCAGGTATGGCAGTTGCATACGATGAGTTCAACGATAGTATCGGAGATACTCACCACACATTACGAGCTGGGACTAAACAATCAACTGGAGTAATAATGGAATCTAATGTACGCCGCTTAACTCCAGTAGAGTGTGAAAGATTGCAGGGTTTCCCTGATGATTGGACTGCTGGACAATCAGACTCAACTAGGTATAAGCAGATGGGTAATGCCGTAGCTGTACCTGTGGTAGAGTGGATCATACAGAACATAGTAGAAGTGGCTAAGGTTTCCTAACCCTTTTCCTTAGCCAAACAAAAAGCCCTCGCCGTAACTGGCGGGGGCTTTTTGCTAGCACTCATAGGCGGGATTGCCTACCGAGAACTGAAGTGTAGCACTATCCACCAGTAGAGTAAAACCCTTTACCCTTAAAGGTGACACCAGGTGAGTCCCACTTGCGGATCATAGTTACGTGGCAGTCAAAGCAAGATGGTTCACGTGGTTCCTCGTGGATACTACGTTCAATAGTTAATACTGTGTTGCACTCAGGGCAACGATAGTCATACTGCATCAGAGTTGCACCGCCTCCTCTATGGGTAGATAACCTACTAACTTTTCAACCTTCTCAACACGATCAAACTCAGTAGTCGCTGGCATCTGGTGATTAAACCATACTGGCTCCGGTAAATCTAATAGATCAAAGGAGAAGATACCGGCAGGGGTAGAGTTGATGTAGTACGGGATAAGATCACGCTCTGCTGCTTGGGTGATGAGCTTGCGATACTTCATCTCTTCAATCAGTAAGGTGTTGTAATGTACCCCCCTGCATTTTAATTCTATGTAGTGACCTGCTTGCCTAGAGATACAGTCATAGGCATCAAAGATGCCCTCAGACTTTACTAAATCTGGGTACAAACTCTCACGCAAGAAGGTAAATAATAACTCTTCGTTCATTGCCAGGGACTAACCCCGCCAAGATTATCCTGCAATCTACGCAAAGCCTGAGCACACCTACGATCTGCAGTAGAGATGGCACACTCTAGTACCTGTGCTATCTGTTGCAGGGTGAAGCTCTCGTGATGGCGCATACGCAAGAGGGCTTGGTCCTCTTGGTCTAACTTAAGAAAACCTTTCTTGATGTCAATGAGATTAGCAAGTAGGTTGCCACCTTCTGCTGGTGATGATGAACCTTTAGGTTGCCCATCTCTAATCATCTCTTGTGCTTGCTCTAATACTGTGCCATCTATGACTGATGCAATAACAAAGGGTAGCAACTGACCAAGGGTAGCTGACTCGTAGTAGGCTTCATCATTAGTCTGATAGCCAGACTTAGCAGCCTTCTCCTTGCGTGCATAGCGTTCTGCTACACGTCTCATCTGCCACGCTATGCGTTGCTCGTTATGCCTACGTCTTTCTTCAACAGGTTCCATTAGATCCACTATGTGATCTTCTGCCCTAGTCATAGCCCAAGCAACCAGTTCCTGCTTTACATCATCCTTTTCTACGTAGGCTTTATACCTACGGTGGATAGTGTTAGCAACACTAGGCACTAGGTCATAGATTACTGGGTGCAGTTCAGTCATCGCATTACCACGACTGCCGATGGGAACGGAGCGGAATTAGGCTGGTTCCCAAACTTGAGACGACCTCTAATGAATTCGATTTCATACGCAATGCAATGCTCGTGCCACCAGGAAGTGTCAGTTCGGGAGGGAACCAGTAGTACCACGGTGCAACCCTTCTTGCTCTCAGCTTCTGCTTTAGCAACCCAATCTTTGATTGTCCTTCCGTATGGTGGGTTAAGCCACACGGTCCCACCGTTACTATCGCTAGCCCAGTCATTATGAAATGCGTCCTGACGCGCTGGAACAGGATGGTCTGGGCCGTACCAATTATCGGGAACAAGAGTGGATGATTGCAATGCTGCTGCGTCCAGAGAAAAACGAAACGTGTCGTTGTATCTGTCGAAGAAAGCTCGTGGTGTAGTCCACGTATCATCGTTGGAGGTTTTGAAGGTATCAGTTTTGTAGAACCCTTCACTCACTTTCAACCTCTGGCCATACGCCATCTAGTACCATCATTGCAATAGCTGAGTAGTTGAGTAAGTCTACGAATGAATCACGCAATGACTCATTGCTAGGCTTAACACCTGAGTCAAGTAAGTTGTTGATGCGTGCTATCTTGTCCCACATACGTACACGCAGACCATTAAGTGGTCCACCTGGTGAGTGAGCAATGTTCTTTGGGCCGTAGTCGTGATGCTTACGCACCAGTAGGTTGCCAGCTTGATCCATAATGCGCCAGACATCTGCAATGAAAGCCGCATCTACCTTGTCGGCATAGGCCGAAGGAGTATAGTCTCGGTTTCCATATTGATCTCTAGGATCTGGAAGCCCATATGCTGCAAAGTCTGTACCATCGTGTCCCACTCGCTTCTTGTCATCGTCATACATTCGACTCCCCTATCAGTAACTTTCTCGTAGCATCAATTCCATTAGCCAAGTAGTAATCATTGATGTCCATACCTGGCGGTAGTGTAACAATCTGTGAGTTCATTACCTCGTTAGCCACACGCTTAGCAAACTCAGCACCAGGGTTAGACCCATCCTCTTTGATGTCATTGTCACCAACAACAAAGATAGTTTCGTACCCCGCAAATAGTTTGGGAAAGTGTGGCTTCCACGCAGCAACACCAGGTACACCCACTGCTGGGATACCAAGCTCACCGCTAGTAACTATTGCATCTAGTTCACCTTCACATACAACGATGTAAGGTGAGTCAACAGTGATGTCACATACGTTATACAGGTGTGCCTTCTGCCCAGTAGGTGAACCATACTTAGGCTTGGCATCATCTAATCTTCTAAACTTAAAGCCAACACAACCACCAGATGCTGTGATGTATGGGATGGATAGCCACCCTTCATACATCTCGTGACCATTGATTGGATTGGTAATAGTCCCTAATTGAAACAGTCCTGCTGTCTCTTCAGAGATCCCACGTCCTTCGAGTACGGCTAGAGCCTCTGGACTTATTGCCTGGGCGTATTGCTGCGCCGCTTCCAGCAGCAATTTCGACTGCACGTTTGAGGCCATCGTTAAACTCCAAGTTCTCTAGTATGCACACTAAGTTAGCTGCGTTGCCACCCTTACCGCAGGTATGGCAGAAATATAAATTGTCATAAGTATTGATAACTGCTGAACGTCTACTGTCACTATGTAAACAGCAACGAACCGAAGCACTCTTGCCTTCACGTACTTCACCTCCGAAGTGCGAAACAATTGCTGCTATGGGGATTGTGTTTGCATCAACGGCACCTTTGTACCGTCCCGCTTTACGTACCCTGGACCAGTCTTGTGCTGGCATACACACCCCTTGTCATCGCACTTACTATGAAACTTAGCAGCACGCTTGTACTGGGCTACCCAGTTCTCTTCGCCTGCTGTTCTACAGTTTTGGCAAATCATCTTCATCCTCTTCGGTAGTTGAAACTTCAACTACTTCTTCTACTACTGGCTTTAGTATCTCTGATGTTGTGATTTCTCCACCTGGTACTGGCATTTGTTTCTCCTTTATCCATTGGGCTAGGTCCTGAATGACCCAGGCTTGATCTATTGATGCGTTGCGACGCTTAACTATTACATAAGAAAGAGGGACTTCCCCAAGACCTCTAGCCTTAGCATAGTTAAGCGCCTCAACTTGCGCTTCTCTCCAGAACTCAGGCAAGGAAAGGGTTGCCCTGTTCTTGAGTTCAAGGATATAGGTTTCTCCTGCGATAACAGTTACGATGTCGCCCTCATCCTTTGCCCCAGCTTTAGTCAGACGTTCTGCTATGACTCCAGCACGTCGAAGCCACTTCATTACATCTGTCTCAAACTGAGAACCTTTAGTCTTGTTGTACTGACTCATCTACCAATACAACCTTGTTGATCTTATAGATGATGTTGCCTTCTTCATCTTTAACTAATTCGACAACACCAGACTGTAGCAATGCACCAACGAAGTTGGTTAGGTCTACCTTGAGTGCATCAACATCTGCACGTAGTGCATCTAACTTGAGATTGTCTCGGTAAGTATTCTTTAGTTCTGAAACTTCTGTCTTTTCTTTTTTGTTTTTTTCTGGCACGTGGTGCATCTGCTCACCTTTATACATTGTATCCTCCTTGGTATCCTGCGATTGTATCTTTGCGTAACATCCAACCAAACTCGTTCTGGTCTGATATCTGTACTGCTGCGTAGTTTACCAGTAGCTGTGCAAATACACTGCCGTCTGCGGTATGTTTACCAAAGCGGTTCTTCACCGGTGCTACCTTAAGTATCCCTTGCGTTGGGTCATAGCCCAGTGTAAGTATCAGTGCAGGTAACTGACTGACCTTTCCGTGAATTGCTCTGCGATGAGGTGGATTACTAGGTGACCCATACTCTGACTGTTCTGATACGTGGTGGAGTACCATCACACAGGCCTCAGTCTTGCGTGCCATATCGTGAAGCTCCATCATAATTGCTCTAAGTCCAGCCCATTCGTTGTCCGTCTCAGCGGTGATGTTCATTAGGTTATCAATGACTATCAACTCAGGTGGTTGTCCATAGAGTTCAACGTAAGCCCTGATCTCTAACTCCAAGTCATCAATGTTTGGAGAAGAATCAAAGACCCACTTGATGTGTGAAAGTTTGTCTAAGTGTGCATTGTAATACTTACTATCGTTAGACAGGTTTGCTTCGACTGTC